CCCCATTGTTCAGCAGGTGGGGTTTCACTGTCTTTGTCTACAGTCTTAGCTAAGATAAAACTTTTAGGAGTCTTATGCATATAGCCGTGTACAAGATAGGTGGATATATCCTTAAACATATCTATTCCACACTCATCATATAAATTATTGACTCGCTCCATGATATTCATAACTCAACCTCCTTGGTTGGTACATCCCCCTTATATCCCATGAGCCAAAGAACAAACACTCGGTGAATACCATCTTCCACTTTTCCATCTTTTAAAAGGATTGGTTCTTTTATGCCATTTTCCTTTATGTCTTGTGCAAGCATAAATAAAGGCAAGCTCTCACGTGCAACTCGATTCCAATCAATGTTGTATGGGCCAGCCTCAAATAATTCGTTTAGTTTCATGTACTAATTGTCGCTCCTAATGCGACCACTTTCCATGCAGATCCATCGCTTACTGCGACTGTGGCTGCACCTGCGTTTCCATCGGTTACGTAGATCATTTGCCCGGCTGGACTAGCGAATGGCACGCCACTTACTGCATATGATTTCAATGTCATTATTGTGCCACTTATCGTGCCACCTGTAACTGCAATTGCATTGCTCGCTTGTGTGGCTATTGTGCCTAGTCCTAAGTTTGTGCGTGCAGTACCAGCAGTTGATACATCTGATAAATTATTGCTTGGTTGTAGGAATGCAGAGGTTGCCTGTGTGGATGCAGTGCCTAGTCCAAGTGCAGTCCTTGCTGCCCCTGCATTTGCACTTCCTGTGCCTCCATCTGCAATGGCAATGGGTGAGGATAGACCACTAATCGTGCCTCCTGTGATGTTTACATTTCCTTCACTAATTGCAACTGTTGGTTCACCAAGTTGGTTAAGTGCAGAAGCAGTTACATCCACGCCTGTGGCAAATGTAAATCCTCGTGTAACTGTTGCGGTAATTGCCATCTATGCAACTTCCCTTCTTGCATTTGCACCTACCCCAATTGCTTCCAGACTTACATGTCTAAAGCTTGGTCTGCCTGCGGTTACATTGATTTCAACTTCTGCACCATACCCACGGGTACGACCCGTACCAAAGCGGAAGAGTGCTTCTTCTGTGCCGTCTGCGGTGTGGCTTAAAACTGTTGTGCTTGCATCTGGATCTAGTGTGTTGACCTTAATGTTAAATGCATCTTGGTTAACTGTGTTTGCACCTAGTTGTCCACGCTTCCAACTCTTCACACTAATATCTCCAAATGTGTAGGAACGTGTGACAAGCTTGCCTGCAATTGCAGTTGTGCCGGACTCAGATGTACTGCCTATTTTGCGACCACTATCATCAATGGAGTTTTCTTCCATGAGATAAAACCCGGTATCATTACATGCAAATAACCTACGTCTTGTTGGTGCAGATCCATGCGAGCAAATTACCCAATCATCTACATGAAATGCTAGACTGCCTGACATTGCCGGGTAACTGTCAACACTTGTCCATGTCGATGTAAGTAGGTTGAACACGAAAATCTTGTTAGGTACTGTTGAACTACCTGTAGGTACTGCAAGATAGTAAGCGTTGTCATACACGATACCACATGCAGTATCTGCTGCTGCAAAGTTAACCTCATCAAATTGATCTTGTATTGGTCTGGTCATGGGTATGGTTTCGCCACTTACTTTACTAATAGCTACTCCAAGTCCCTTGGCAGGGTCTGTACCTGGTGACAAGACGATGACCCCATTATCTGATAGGAAGAATGTTTGTGGCCCAGACTGTGCAATTGATTTGCGTGCCACACAACCATGCTGTCTTGTAATCTCGTATGTGTTAGCTGCGGAGGTTGTGGCTATGTTATTAATCATATGAATGCTGTTACGCATAAACACGATTAACTGATCTTCCTGGTATGGATAAAAGCCTACAAGAAAATCTGCACTTCCTTTGTTAATTCTAAATTGTGATTCAGCAGCGTAGTAATTATCCGTGTCCAACAAGTCAGACATGATAATGGAATAGTTACTATCTGTGGGTTGCGGTATGATTAAGCGATTGCGAAAGAATACACCATAATCTGTGTTTGGACATTGTATGCGTCCAGCACCTGGGCTTGCATTTGCTTTGACTACAAAGTCAGTAGGACTGCTAAAGTCTCCATCCCATTCAAGTGGTGTTTTATTTTTACCACGAAATAAAATTAGCTTCTCAAGTGACTGTACAAAGCTCGCCCCATCTGCTTCTGCCACCACTTCACTACCAGGATAATCGATGTTGATACCAGAGTTATTTGCATCATTCCATATGATTGCTTTTGACTTGGTTGCAACCACTACAAACTCTGTGCCTGTTGCTGGGTCACTAAACAATGTGCTGGCAAATACACGCTCATCTGATCCGTTGTAAGTAAGTGTGACACTACCTGCTAGGAAATCTATACCTTTGCGTACCTCTGCAAGATCACCAATCAAGCGCATATTCTCGCTTGTCTGTACGAAGCCCGGTTCTAAACTTGTTGCTTCTTGGTATGAATCAATGCCACGAAATCCACGATCTCCGTCTGTAAGAACTTGGTCATCTAATCTACCTGATGTGCGATAACGTGCCATTCACTTGTTCTTTATTTCTTGGTAGAGTTTTCTACCCATGTAAATAATTGTGATTACACCTGCAATGCATCCAAATAAATCATCCAGGTGTGCTAGACCAAAAGTGGCAACTGTACCACTCATGCCAAGAATTGCAGTGCGATCTATCATTAGAACAAGCAATCCAATATGATTATGCCAACGACAAGTCCGGCAAATATGGTTATCATTTTAGCTTTCTTCGACATGTCCAAGAACTTGTCTTTTAATAATTCAAGATTTCTCATTTCGGGAAGGAGGTTTTACAGGAAATGGTGAGCGAGTCTGATGTTTAATTGCTTCGGTTTGCGAGCATTGACGGGCTGTTCTTTTTGCCACGAAGATTGGGATTGCGAGGTAACCACCAAGGAGGATGGCCGCTCCGATTAGAATCTTTTTGATGTAGGATGTGAATGCCTCAAAGCCTGTTTTATGCTCCTCCATGCCTTGAGCAACCAAGGCAGATACATCACCATGACTTAACGCCTCTATGGTTTCTTCTGCTTCGATTAGGGCATCTTTGTTTTTGAGTGCTTCGCCAGCTAGGACTCCAGCACCAGCAGATAGTCCACCTATTACCGGGCCACCTAAAGATCCGGCTGCACCTCCAGCCAATCCTCCCACTAGAGGGTAGGTAGAGCGCATGGAACAGGAGCAAAGCATGAGCATTAAAAATGGTGTGGCGTGAATCATCCAGGAGGTTCGTCAGGAGTCCATTCGTCAGTCGCTAATATGGTAAGTATTTCAGAATGCGTGTATTGCGTTTTACCATCCAAGAATGAAGGTGTTGTGTCAGTGTCAAACTTAACAAATGTCTTTGTGCCATCGACTGAGTAACGAACTGTATCGGCACTCGTCTCATCCACTTGGCTAAAATCAACGGAGTCTACTTCGTCCGCATTTATTATTACATATTTTCTGCTCATAATTTATTAAGATGGTACTGTGGTTGAGAAGGTTGGACCGTTAGTTAAAGTTCCGTCTATAGAGGATGCTGAACCTTGGTTAGTTATTGTTGTACCTGTTCCCCCATCGTTATCACCCATTCTCCACCATCCAACAGGGCTTAATGAAGTAAGGTCTGCTGGTACTCCGCTGTTGTAGATTGCGGTAACATCAGATGCAGATAATGCAGAGTTAAAGAACGCTACTTCATCAATTAAACCTTGGTGATACAGATCGTAAATATTACTACTACCTATTCTTAAATTAGCGGCATCAGATACATTAAAATTAGAAGCAGACCCACTAGCCTCAAGAGAACCATTAACATACAACTTATCACTTCCTGATTCGTGCGTAGCTGCAACATGAAACCATGTATTAGCTGAAACTACGGTTGTTGAATCGAGTGAGTCGTTTGAGTGGTAGGAAGCGAACCTTATTTTATTTGTAGTATTTACTACGAAAAGCTCGTAGCCGTTAAAAACAGTACTGCTAGTTGCAGTATCTACGATTATGTTATACCGATTAATTGCCGTACAATAGAACCAAGCACTCCATGTAAATGCTGTGGTCTCCAAAGCTGTGCTGTCAGGTATATCCATATAGTCATCACTACCATCAAGGCTTACACTGTTTTGGTTGAATACATATTCTGGTACACTTGTTGAGAAGGTTGGGCCGTTTTCTAGTGATCCGTTGTTGCTACCGCTTCCTTGGTCTGTAATAGTAGTGCCTGTACCTGAGTCGTTGTCTCCCATTCGCCACCAACCTACAGGACTTAGTGAGGATATGTCTGCTGGTACTCCTAGCGTCCCTGCTGATGCTCCACCTCTTAGTGTAGATATGTCGGATGCAGAAAGTTCAGTGTTAAAAATAGCTACCTCGTCTATTAATCCATTTGAGTAAGTGGAATTACTTTGCACAGCACCTACTCTTGGTAAAGTGCTTGAATTTCTAGCAGCTGTAAAAGTACCACTAGCGTAATCAGCATCATCCACCCTTGTGCCATTTAAATAAAGTTTAATGCCACTCGATGCCTTTGATGCGTCATAAGTAACTACAGCGTGATACCATTGACCAGTGTTTAAGCTTGTTGTTGAGTCTTTTCTGCCTATATAACCACCGCCTGTTCCAAAAGCAAAAAAGTGAAGTTGGCTAGAAACTGTCCGAAAAGCCCACTCCCTACCAGCACCACTACCATCTTTAGTAACTATATAAAATGCATTGAGGCTATTAGCATTAAACCAGCCTGAAATTGAAAAAGCGTTGTCAGTTCCTGAGCCATTTCCCATACTGAAAATATCTGCGTCAGGGATGCTCATATAGTCATCACTTCCATCAAAGCTTACGCTGTATTGGTTTGCGAATGGAGTACCACCAGGTGTTCCACTACTAGTAGCAGACTTACCTCCACCTAGTCCAAGACCAAGCGATATGGCCGAACTTCCCATCCTAGATATTGTAGGCTATTACAGCACCACTTGTAAGATCGATGCTTGTGAAGTTTCCGTACAGTACAGTTCCAGCAGCAAGCTCAGTTGCATCCTGTCCCGTGCAAATATCATCTAAGTTTGTAATGTTACTTGCCTGTGCTGCTAGTACAGTTGCTTCTGTTGCTTGGATCGCAAACCATTTGCCTGTATGAACCGCAGTATCATTAATGTACTCGCCTCCATTTAGTCCTAAACCTCTGTATTCTGATGCCATAATATTTGTTCCTTTTATGCCGAACTAACGGCAGTTGTTCCGTACGTAATTATTTGTAAAGGAGTTGTTTGCCCCTCTTGTCTTTCGAGCTTGTCCAACTCGCTTTGTAAAATTGCTTCTGCTTGTTGGTATAAAACTTGTGCTTTGTCACCCTGCCCGTCAGCCTGCAACCAATCGCCAGTTGCCCCAACCACCGCATACTCGCTAAATACATATGGAAAGTCACTTGCTCCACTTGCATACTCTGGGAATGGTGCGCGGTAATACACCCATACAGGTGCGGTAGAATTATGGTCTGGCAATATTGCTTCTCCATACTCGCTTGCACCTGTCACATATACATTTTTGTATGCAATATCACTTGCATTGCCATCCAATGGATCATGGTCAGTGACTCGAAATATCTCGCTTATGGTTGTGCCAAAGTCCAGGTAGCTCAACATGCTTGCAGTTGCAGTTGCACCACTTCCACCACCTCCACTTATTGCAACTGTGGGTGTGCCTGTATATCCTGTGCCATTATTTGTAACTGCAATTCCATTAACTTCTCCATCTGCATTAATAGTTGCAGTGGCTGCTGCACTTGAACCTCCTCCACCACTAAATGCGACAGATGGTGCAGTTGTATAGCTCGCTCCTCCACTACCCACTTGTACGCTTCGTACACGCACATCTGGTATGACTTGCGTTATACGTGATACAAATGGCCATGCAGTGCGATCCCAGGCTAACTTGCCAAATCGATTAAAGCTGCGTACGGCAGCAGTTGTTTCAGCAGTAAGAAAAGAATCCACGCCAACCATACTTACTAGGTTGGTCAACATGGTGCTTACTGCTATCTTCCTCATGCGAAGCTAGGTTCGTTAAAGCCTCCAGATGCGAAGGTCTTCTTGGTAAATGATTTTGCTTTGAGATGTGGGTTGTCACGAAAGAACTCATTGGTGAATTGCTTATCGCCCCAACATCCTTGCTTGTCCTGATGCCAGCGGAAATATTCGCGTGCAGGTATTGTACCTTTTAATTGTCCTAGTCCCTCGACTTGTCCACCTTCTCCATTCTCTTTTCCACACTCAAGCTCACGCTTCTTTGCTTCGTACTTCTCCAGGTCAACTTCGTAA